ATGGTACTTAAAAATATCCCTAAGATTAGTCAGGTGGGTTGTAGGTATCGTATCCAAACCATGATACATGGTAAAAGATACTCAGCAACGAAATCATCAGAACAAGAATGTATAGACTGGTTTAATACACTGTGCCAAGAACTGCTTTATTTTAATGAACAAAGTAACCTGAGTTTATTAGAAGTGATTGATATATACAGAAATAAAGTACTAAGCTTGCGTAAAAACGGTAAAAGAGCTGAGAGTATTATTAATATTATGGTGAAACAGCACCCTGATTTGGTTACAACTGCAATTACACAAATTACCCCCAAACAATTATCTGCATACAGGGACAGACGCTTATTACAGGTATCTCAAGGTTCTGTATTACTTGAATTATCTTTTTTAAATTGTGTATTTAATTATGCAATTAATGAGTTATATATTTTTGAAACCAATCCAATGAATAAAGTCAAACGACCCAGTAAACCAGCTTCTAGGGATAGAAGAATTACCCTTGAAGAAGAAGCCAAAATACTACAATGGACAGGTTATACTTTAGGAGATGTTCCTGATACTTGTAGAAAACAAGTGGGTTGGTGTTTCTTATTTGCCCTGCAAACAGCCATGCGTAGGGGAGAGATATTAGCACTTACTAAAGACCATATCCATGAAAACTATGTGCATATCAGTCATAGTAAAAATGGTATGGCTAGGAATGTGATCTTAAATACAACAGCAAGACAGATGCTAAAACAAGTTACCCCATTAACAGACAGGTTATTTTGTATTCGCTTAGATAATTTTAATTTGATATGGAGAAGAATGCGACAGCAATTATGGATTAAAGATTTACATTTTCATGATACAAGACATGAAGCCATATCAAGGATGGTTAGGGATTTAAATATCCCTGTAGAAAAGCTGGCTAAAATTACAGGACATAAGGATATTAAAACCTTAGTAAATGTTTACTATAACCCTACTGTTGATGAATTAGCCAGTTACTTTAATTAAAAGTTACCCCCTTATTAGGGGGTAACTTATTATAGCTGTACATCATTAAAATCTAAATCACTCAAATCAGAATCAATCTGACCTACAACATAAGATGTAATCTCTGTTTCTTGTGGGGCTACTTGGACATTATCAGAAGATAACCAATTATTAATCCAAGGGATTGGGTTTTTGGTATTAAAAACAGGCTCTAAGCCGATGGCACTCATACGAATATCGGTAATATACTGAAGATATTGAGTCAATATCTCTTTATTTAAACCAATCATAGAGCCGTCTTTAAATAAATAGTCAATCCAAGCTCGCTCTTGTTCATAAGCAGACTCAAATATATCGTAAATCTCATCTTTACATGTTTGAGTAATTGTCTGATAATCTTCATGTTCTTTTACCAATAAAGTTAGGATATGTTGTGTACCATTTAAATGTAATGCTTCATCTCTTGCAATTAATTTGATAATCTTAGCATTACCTTCCATCACTTTTCGTTCAGCAAAAGCAAATGAACAGGCAAATGATACATAAAAGCGGATAGCTTCAAGCACATTGACGCTCATAATGCACAGATATAAGCGTTTTCTTAGCTCATACATATCTACCTGCTTACCTTGCTGATACTCTAAAGATAAGCTATGTAGTTCATCATAGTATTTTGAGATGGATTCAGCTCTTTTGATAATCTCAGGGTTAATCACAATATCATCTAAAATCTCACTGGGATTATTAAAGATATTGCGGATAATGTGCGTATAACTACGAGCATGAATACTTTCAAAAAAAGCCCATGTTTCAATCCAAGTTTCAAGTTCAGGTACTGAAACCAAAGGTAATAATACAACATTAGGACTACGACCTTGTACACTATCTAGTAGTGTTTGGTATTTTAGATTAGATACAAAGATATGTTGTTCATGTTCAGGTAGCTCAATAAAGTCTCTACGGTCTTTAGATACATCAATCTCCTCAGGTCTCCAAAAGAAACTGATTTGTTTTTCTGTAAGCTGTTCAAAGATAGGGTATCGTTGTTTATCAAACCGTGATACATTCACTGATTCACCCAAGAACATTGGCTCTTGGGTAGCATCATTGGGGTTGGGATTAAATACAGAATACATTAATACTCCTTGGTTTAATGTTTAGGAAATTCAGGGATTGGAAGCCAATACTTAACATCATTAAATTCAGCAACAAAGCTATCACCTTCTGAATTTAACCATTCTAAGGTTTCAGTGAAATCAACATATTCATCAACGAAGTTTACATCATATTCAATTAACTGACCTACGGCTGGTACAAGCGAATCTTCACCAAGATCTACTGCCAGTAACACTGGTTTACCAGTAGGTGGTAACTCCTCCAAGGTATCTATCCATTCATTTTCTGTATGCTTTTTAATAATATCAATAGCAATAGCAATACCAGCAGCCACTGATTCACTTTTCTTAGTATCCAGGGCTGAAATATACATATGGTGGGTTTTGAGTTCACTAATAAGTTTTCGTATATTCATTTAATCACCTTCTAGTACTGGTTTACCATCTATATAATCTACAATGACTTTACCTGTATAAATATCTAAAGGTATTACCTGATCATAGTCGTAGTTACCGTACTCACCAAAGAGTAAATTGTCATCATAACCTCTGATAATATCTTTAACTACACCATTGGGCAGTACGATGTCACAGATAACATAAGCATAGCCATCATTAAGCATCTTTTTAATGATTGTAACAGATGTTGGTATTGGCTCTTCAAACTGTATGTGTGGATACAAATTCGTTAAAAGCTCATAGTTAAGCTGAGTTGCATGAAAGATACTTTGAACCAAATGATGTTTAAATTTTTTGCCATTTGACTTATAGACGGTATAATTACTTACACACAAATTTACACTAACAGTGTCTTCATCATCCTCTAGCAGTGTTAGAATTTTATTTGATATAAGGGGATAATAAACTTTATCACCAGCTTTAAATGTTTGTTTGTTCATAGTTTTAACTTCTTTGTTTAGTCAGGTAATTAAGCACTATATCATCTAACGCATCATAAGCTTTAGAAGTTTCTTGTAAACAGGTAATCAAGTTTTTGCTTAATGATGAGAGTGTTTTTTTAAATGCCTCATCTGTATAGTCACCAATCGTAGGTGATGGATCGTCCATATAATAGTTAAGCTCTTGCTTCGCTATATGGGTTTTATCATTACATTGATACCACACCATATATGCTTGACCTATCATTTCTAAATCTGTCATATTAAAATCCTCATTAAAAAGCTACCCAGCTAGGTAGCTTTTGGTTTAGTTATTTACTTAAGCTTTACTAGAGGGTTCGTAGTCTTCCACTGAAATAGTCAATGTAACTTTCTTTATACTCATGTTAAAGTTGTGCACAGATTTCTGCATTATTAGGGTTTACCCTGATACATTCTCTCACAGTGTCATACTTTATTAAAAAACCCATGAATACAAACAAAATTAACACTATTACACAAGCCGTAATAGCAAAGACTAGATTATCTTTATCCATAATCTAATTCACCTTATTGAAATAGCTTGCGTGTCTTTTCTACTTGCTGGTTTTCAGGAATCGTAGGCGTATCATCTTCTAAGATGTCATCTGTTGTGTCATCTGATGCGTTAAATAACACTTTAGCAGGCTTTTCTTGTTTAGCTGGTATATCACTACCTTTTGGTTTATTATTGGGTTTATTAGGCTTTACAGGCTCTTGTACACTGTCTTTAGCCTCTTGTCTATTTGGTTTATTCGTATCAATTTTTACACCTTCTGATGTAATTTCAATATGAACTTTATCAGTATTAAGAGTAAGTCCTTGATTGTTTAAGTATTCAATAACAGCTTGGTTTAGTTCTGTGTTGTCTAAAGTAATTTTCATTAAAGTTCTCCTTAGTAAACGGCAGTATGTGTCGCAACAATGGCATCACAGATATGTTCTTTTTTAGATTTAGGTAAGTTATCTAACCAGCCTTTGGTATCGGGATAATTTTCTGCTACCCACTGAATAACTTCATCTTTAGTCGCATTTTTTTTACCCACTGTTTTTTTCACTTCTTGTGGGGGAATATTAATGAATGGGCGGGTTTTAATACCATCGTTAAATGCTAATACACTACATAATGAAATACAAGTCGCATAAGACACCATTGCTCTTGATGATTGGCTTCCTACAGGTAATTCAGCAACGATATAGTCAGGTTTATGCGTAGTCATTAACTGCTTTAACTGGCTGTATAATTGAGTTGCTGAAAGTAAATCTTGTAGGTTTTGTTTTTGTTTTGTATTTGGTCTTGAGTGAATGACACCCCCTTGATGAAATGTTAATTTATTATCAGCATAGGTTGCAATACAATAACCCCAGTTGCGTAAACTGGGGTCAAAGCCAATGATAGTCACTGGTTGGTTACTCATTCATCCACCTTACTGATAAATAGAATCTCAAAAGGTAGTTCGCTATAAAGCTCTTTAATCGTTTGGAGCTCTTGAGCAACCTCAAAGTTCTCTGTATGAGCAATACGCTGGCTTAATAACCATTGATTATTTTTATGCCATTCAGTAACCAATTCAATAACATCTTGTGCAGTTTCTAAAATAGTGTGTGTAGTCATGCTAATTCCTTATGCAAATAGTGATGAAGTTTTCTTAGCAGGTGCAGAAGCAGTAGGTTTCTTGTTAGCAGTTTTATCTGATACTTGACCTTCCCACTTTTCAAGCCAATCGTTCATGAATTGAGCAGAATCAATTTCTGCACGGACTTCATTAACTGTACGGTTGTCTTTTGCTGAGAACACTTTATTGATACTGTTTTGTTCACGAGTCTCATCAGTGTCTACATAGTTACCTGAGTTATCTTTGATTTGTTTAAAGACTTTCTCTTTTAGGATACCTAGCTTAACTGTTTTACCAATCATTGCAGTTAGCATAGGTACTTCAGTAGGTACTTCTTTTTTAACATCAAAGTTATACAAGTTAATAACTTTGGTTTCTTCTTTTTGCTCAAACAAAGATTTACCGGTAGTAAATAAACTAATCGCATCAGCATTAATAAATGAAGGTAGATAGTTACGCTGACCGTTTCGTTCATAGTAATTTTTACCTTCACGGTTAGTTACATACATGGTTTCTTTAATGGTTTTACCATCCACATCAAATTCAAAGTTTACTGCACCTGCACCTGATTTTGCTTGCGATAGATAGGCATATTTGACAGTAGCATCATAAACACCTGATTCTAAGACTGTAAAGCTACCACCTAGTGTATCTTTGTCGTCATTGATGTTGTCTTGGTAGCTTAGGTTAGATAGAAAACTCATAATAGTTCCTTATTTTGGGTTGGTTGATTAAATTAATATTGAGCTTGGGTCTTACCATGATTCTCATGGAAGCCAAGCTCTAATGCTTTAGCTTTACGAGCACTGATGGCTTCATCAATGTCTGTAAAAGATTTTTGATAGACTTTCTTTCCATTAAGAGAGATTTCAGCGATATAACGCTTTCTGCGTCTGCACCACCAAATACCTATCTCATCTACACGACTATCTTTACGGGTTTTATTTCTTTGGTTTTCAGAACGTGTAACTTGTCTTAAATTATTAATTCTGTTGTCATCACGAATTTGATTAATATGGTCTATTTCATGTTTGGGCATTTCACCATGTACATAAAACCAAGCTAATCTGTGCTCAAGATAGCGTTTACCAAATAAAGAAATAACACGATAACCTGCAGAGTTTTTTGTACCTGCACGAGTATGTAGATGAATGTTTTTATTGGGTCTTTTAATCCAAGTAAATTCTCCTTTGGTTTCGTTGTACTTTAGGTAAGATGTTAGTAACTCATGAGTTAATGTACTTTCTATGATACTCATCTACGATTCCTTTAACCAAATTGTTTGTAAGGTCTCTAGCGTAAGGGGATAGTTTTATAGCGTCATCCATAGTATTCATCCAATCTATCAAGAACAATTTGAATATCACCATCAATGAATGTTTCTGATTCAGTCCACATATCTAATGGCTCTCTTAAACGCTCAGTTAAAGTATCTTTGGTAAGTCTCGTTTGGATACAATGTTTATATCCCAACTCACGCTCACGGTCTGTGATATTTAAAAAAGGGGTATTAATACCTTCTAAGTCATTAATTTTGATTTTCTTAACTGAGATAATAACATTAAAAAAGCTTTCTATACCTTGTGCTTTTAAAGCTCCCTTAACAGGCACAAAAGTCTCTTTAACCATTTCAGCCTCATTAATTTGATCCACTATATGGGCTGTAAAGATAATCTTTTTTGTGGATTTCGCTACATAATCTAACATTAAATCTGTGATATAGTTTTGAAATTTTCCCCAAGCTTGTTGAGGATTTTTGGCTGTATGGACAATTTGCTTTTCTGCCATAGTTAATAAGAAAGTGAGACTATCAATTACAATAGTATGAACATCAGATTGAGTTTCTGCATGAGTAAAAGCTTCATGCACTTGAAACGGGTCAGTGATGGTGTACATTTTAAACTTATTGGCTTCACGGTAGGGGGGACGCTTCCCATTTTCGCAGTTAAGGTACATAACACCTTCAGGATTTCTAAGGGTGCGTAAACAAGTCGTCTTACCCATTGTGGATTTACCACAGACTAAGACTAAATGGTCATTAATTTGAGTCATGATTGCTCCTAGGATTTAAAACAAAACCCACAATACGGTAACAAAGCCGTACTATGGGAAGATGTTATGCTATTGAAGTTAGCTTTGCAGCAACACTATGGAAGATGGTGTTATATAACTCAATCTCATCAAGTTTATCTGCCATCTTATTATTCAGTGAGATGACTTTATCCTTGATGTTATCAAAGCTAAATCCAGCATCTACCAATATCATTGCAAATCTCAATAGCATATTATTACGATTACCGTCACCAGTATTATTAATAACCCATCTTTCTAGGTTATCCATTTGGCTTTGATCTTGTAATAATTTTTCTCTTTCTTCATTCTTAGAGGTCTTAGGAATGAAGGGTAAAATATCAAATAATTCACCTTCAACAGTATGTACTTGTGCATTTGGATTTGTCAGCCATTTCTTAGCTCTTTGTCCACACTGAGCATCTACTTCAAATGGTAATGAATTAATGACATTGTTATACAGCTCTTTGTATTCTTTAGAGTCTAACTTAAGTGTGTAATTCAAAGGTAAAATAATACGATATCTGTCTTCACCATTTTCTTGATGGCGTTTGGTTGTATAATAAATTGCTGTATATTTTTTCAATAGCATCATAGCAGTTGTAAGCTTAGTACTACTATCTACATCTAAAACCAAGAGATTAAATCCTGCAATGGCATTTTCTTCTTTGCGGTAACCATGCTCCACATGAAGTCGCTAAGTCTGCATTAACCACAAAACAAACATCTGTACTAGATGCTCAAGTGGCTTTAAATCGTGCTCAAGTAGATCTACAACAAGCCCAAAAAGAACTGACACGCTATGAACTTCAAAATATCAAACCACAAGAACTGCAATTAGCCCAGCAAAAGGTCAATGTGGCTCGTGAAGAAGTGAAAGTAAAAGCCAAAGAAGTTGAGAGAATTCCTGCTGAGATTGCCCAAATCACCGCCCAAAAAGAGCTATATAGCCAAAAGGTCATTACAGAAAAAGCACAAACAGATGGTCAATACATCAAAGCAAACTCTGTTATGGATAAGAACAATAAAGTACTGACAGCACAGGCTAAGAGCTTTGATAATGACAGTAAGCTTAAGATGGCAAATATCATGGCTGATGTATGGAAAGTACACCATACCAATGCCGCTGACCAAGCCATACCTAATGATGTCAATAAACTCAATGCGTCTAATATTGGGCGTGTGATTGAAACAGCCATTACAGGGGTAACTTCAGCATAATCTGTAATTAACCAGTCCTTACAATAATAAGCTAAAGTAGCAATACTTTAGCTTTTTTATTGGTTTAAATAGGTAGGTTATGAGTTTATTTAAAAAGAAAAAGACATTTACAAATACGGACAGTGCTTCTTTGTATGCCCCCAGTCAAGTCAGTGATGCAAAACAGGTTAAGAAGCAAGCCATTAAACAATGGGTATTTGAAGGTTCACAAAGACCCTTACATGAGTATTTATTAGCTTCCAGTCAAAATGGCTTAAAAAGCAGATGGGATAAGTTATATGAGCTGGTACAAACCAAAAATATCTATAGTGAGTATCGTTGGGATTTTGGTGAGTTCAGTGCCATAGGCAAACCACTAAAACAATTAAATTGGAAAAAAGCAGCGGAAGAGTATCTTAAAGAAAAATTCCCAAACCAAATAGATAAATTTTTGCACATAGATCATGGAGACTTATGGGAATTGCCTAGTGTAGATGCTTGGGCAAGAAAGCGTTTTAGATTTAGACAAGTGAATAAAACTGACCATAATCATGAAGTACTCATACAAAGTAATCCAAGATATGTGGTGGTATTAGTAGGTAATGATTATAACCTACAATCGTGGTATCTTGGTTCTAGCAGTTATGTTAACAAACCTAATTATCACTATCTACACCCTAAGAATCGCTTAAGTCGTGCACACAATTATAGTAGGGCTTATAGAACAAAATTAGAAACAAATCCAAGGGAAATTAGAGAATTAGCCAGCTATCCTAGAGTAAAACCTTTATCTAGAGAGTCTTATACCTTTGTTAAATTTCTAAAAGAAGACTACGATAAAATCATGCGTGAAGAAGTAGCAGGTAAAGACACGATGCCTATCGCAGAGCTGATTGGGATAGATGCTAAATCACTACTGCCTAATATCTCTACAAACTATGTACCTACCCCTTATCCTGATGATGAACGAGATACAAAACCTTATGAATGGTTTGGTGCAGAATATATTGATAAACAAGGTAATGTACAAACCTACTATGAACATATCCCTGATTTAAGAAGCCATCGTATTGGGGCATTGGCTAGTAAACACACAACCACAATACCCATCAGTCAGTATCACCCAATACCAATACGAATCTCTGATTATGATATGGATAAAGATTCAGAACTGCTGACAGGAAATTCTTTATTGGGTAAATTGTTTTTAAATAGACAAAGACGCACAGAACAATTAAAACAAAGCCACGAGCGTATCGCCTATGACCGTGCTTATGCAGCAGAAGCATTAGCGGTACTTGGGTATGATATTAAAGAATTAATTTCTAGTTTTCGTGATAGTATGGGTGCTGATTGGGGTAAATTAGATGATGTATGGATACACTTGAGCGTACCGTTGCCTTATGATAAATCAGATTTTGATGTACCTGTACTACACAAATACTGGCATCTGTATAACTACATGATGTTTAAGTTTAGGATAGCAACTTACTTTAATCCTGATTATCAAGCATATTATCGTCAGTTTACTTATATGTATAGCCTACCTACAGAGTATGGTGGCATTGATGACACTGTGTTTTGGAGACAGCAGGGCAATCCGTTTACTTTTCAATCACACAGATTCAAGGTGATGACATACAACCGTGAACACATAGATGATTTTAGAAGTAATTTTATTAGGCATAACTCCCCAGTTAATGAATATGAACTAGAAAATAGTACTGAACGCATGGCTCAGAGAATAAATACCAGTAATGGCAGTACTTTTGATATTCCCAATGAACTGCTGGATATCAGAATAAACCATCAGACGAATGGCTCTTATACAAGACCTGATAACTATTGGTTTGTGCCCTATAACTTATACCCTTATAACAGAATACCTAAAACAACAAGAACACCCATAGGAAAAAATATCACCTTAATGGCTTCAACGCTATATGGCAGTAGGGTAGTGGGCTTTACTACATTAGCCTACCATAATTTACCTGTCATACCTTACTTACTAAAACAATTAACTCGTCATGAACAAGATGAACTTTTACAGTATGCAATGCAATTACATACCCGTACAGAAGAAACTGTCAAGGTATATCGTGATTGGGTTAAACCAGCTGTTAAGTTTGGTGCTGTGATTGTTGGTATTGCTGTTGCTATCATAACAGGGGGTGGTGATGGTGGCAGTACTTATGCAGCTTTAGTGGCTTTAGCAAAGTCATTGGCAGTAAGTCTTGCCATTAATTTTGTAGTAAAAATTGCTGTTAAGTTAGGACTGGTTTCACCCAAATTAGCTGGCTATTTACAACTGATTATTACAGTGGTTATGGCGGCTCATGGTGCAAGTTGGGACTTTAGTAAGCTTATAACCGCACCTAATATTATGACTGCAGTAAACCAGTCATTTAATGCTTATAACAAACAAAAAGCTTATGAGTTAGCTGAAGTATATAAACAAATCCAAGATGAAACTGTCAAGTATCAAACCAAAACAGAAGCACTCAAAACCAAACAAAAGATGCTGGATTTGGGCGTAGCTAAAGATGCTAAGCTGTATCTTAACATGCCAAGCTATGCACCTAAAGTAAACTTATTTGAGACACCTCAAATGATGTATGCTAGGCATAGTAACATCAATGTCGTCAATTTGTCTTTAGGTACAGTAAGTAATTTAGCTGATGGTTTACTAAGTAAACAACAAACCCCTAATCTAACAACTGTGGCAGACATACAACAACAAGTTGAAGATGTTCTTTTAATCACTTAACTTTAAACCAAAGGAGAAATTTTATGAATGAGATTGTTGCCAATCCTTTTTATGTACCAGCAGTAGGTAGTTATTTAACTGATGATACTCTAACAGATACATCTACGATTACCCCTACTGCTATGCCTACTATGACCCTACCCGCTGATACTGTAGTTACCCAGCCTAAGTTTAGGGTAGATACTTCTAACCAACGCTATGCTAATTACAATGGTTTAGGTCTACCAAGCCAACAACAACAGTGGAGAAATGCGGTAGGTAGTGTAGGTAGTCTTATCCAATCAAGCTTATCTAACAATACAAGGGGCTTTAGAAACAGTTGGGGACAAATGAGTACTGGCGAAAAGTTTAATACTGGCTTAAAAGCAGTAGGTTCAATTCTTGAAGCAATTAATGCTAGAAAAGCACATAAGCTTGCTAAACAGACATTGGCTCATGATATGATGAATAACAATCGTAACTATGAGATGCAAGCCAAAGCTTGGAATAATACGCTAGAAGAAAGACAACGCTATCGTCAAGCGTATTGGGAAGCCAATAATAAAGGTACAGGTATTGCTAGACCTGAAAGCATTGGGGAATACTTAAATAGATATGGAGCGAAGTAATGAGTAATTTTGATACAGTATTTAGTACAGCACCTAAGTGGACAAATGTAGAAGCCATTGATGCTACTGATGTCATTAATAGTGCTTATAAAAATGCTGAACTTCAGAACAAAGCTTTTAAACAACTAACTGAAGCAGGTGCTGATGTATTTACATATGCACAGCAGCATAAGCTTAATGAAGTTGAGAAAGAAATCAATGCAATAAATCTAGATCAATTTCAAACTACTGATAAAGCTGCCTTAATTGACGGTCTGATAACCAAATATGGTACTGACATTGGTGGTTTTGATGCTGCTAATATAAACAGCATTATTAAGTATGTAGATGGTCGTAATACTACTTTAATCAAGGACGCAGTAGATGCTATTGATCATGCCAGTAAGTCAAGAAAAAATACCACAGAAGTTATGCAGTATGATGCTGATAATACTGCTGATGTAATCCATAACCTAACCAATACTGCAAGCCTCTTACCTGATGGTCATCCTGATAAAGATAAGATATATCAGCAAATAGGGACTCTTGCAGAACAATATATAACTAAGTATCCTAGTGGTAGTGCTGCTTTAAATAGCTCTATACAAAGCATCATAGATGGCGATAAAAAAGCGAAAACAGAATCAGTGCGACTTGATAATGCTTATGTTGATGAAGCTGTTAAGTTATATGGATCTGCTTATATTACTTATTTAACTCAAAGTAGTGCTATTAAAGCTAAAGAAGCTGAAGCCAATAAACTAGAAGATTCAAAAGCTAGAAAACAAGCATTAGATGATATTGCATTAGATAAGGCAGCATTAACATCTCATTATGGCTCAGAGATGATTGAGTCCTTAAAAAACCCACTCATCCTAGCAAGACTAGAGCAGGTCGCTCATAACGACTTCCATAGTAAGCGTATGAATGAAGTGGAATATGAAGCAGCTATTTCTGCTATTAAAAATGCTGAAGAAGAACTTAAGATTAGGTGGGCTAAGGTACAAAATGACAGAGAGCTGGGCGAGCAAAAGAACGCTATTGACTACCTTGAAGCAACTAATGGGGGTGATGGCTCTGGCGGTTCATCAAAGGAAGTTAAAGCTAGAAAAGAAAACAATGTAAATAGGCTTACTAGTGTTGGTTTAACTGAAGAGCAAGCTCTTGGGTTTATTGGCGAGAATGGTGAATTTAATCCTAATAAGGTGTTAGCTAGTACACTTGCTTATGCAAACAAGCTACATACCCAACATAACAATTCTCACATTCAAGGCTCTAAAATAAGTGCTAGTGAGTGGTTTACTAAAGAAGCACCTGCCTTAGCTAAAAATGCAGGAGTAAGTGATACACGCTTAAGAGACTACTTTGATTTAGCTCGTAAACATGGAAAGACTGATGCGGAGAAAATTAGAATTGTAGAGGCAGGTATTGCAGGTAGACTAGACATTGCTTATCAAGGTAATGGCTTTGGTATTATAGATATGTTTGGGGTAGCTAGGAATAATTCCTTGGATAATATGGAATATACACTTTTAAATAAGAATGTTCTTCATAATATTAGGGCAGAGATAGCTAATGAAGCTTTCTATGGAGCTGCTAAAGATTTCTCTCTCTATCTACAAGCAATTAATACAGCATACCCAACAGGGCTTAAAGGGTTTGTTAGAGATAATGCAGTAACTTTAAATCAAAACAAGGCATTTAAGCAATATGCAGATGCAAATACCATTAAACTTTTAGATGAAGCACTTGAAGCATCAAAAGAGAAAGTTGATAATCCTTTTTATGTACCTAACAATCCATCTCCACAACAAAAACAGCAGAGTAAGTCAAATGATAAAGGAAAAAATCAAAGTAAAACTCCAACCTCAACTGCACTTACACCTACAGCGAAAACTCCTGTTGGTTGGGAAAGAAGTGTGGAGAACGGAAAGGAAAGTCTGGATAAAGCTCTTAGGTATTTTAATATAAGATAGATCTAAGTAAGAGTTACTGTTTTATACAAACCCTGATATTTATATATCAGGGTTTGTATACTTAACAATATTACTATTAATATCCTAAACGCCATAGGAGTGGCTCAATAAAAATTATAGCGAAAATACTTAAATAGATAACTAAAACAGTTATAACTAGTATCTTGATTTTACGATACCAGCCATTTATTTTGGCTTTGTGATGTAATGATTGAGCACCTTCAATTGACTGATTTAATACTTTATCTACAGCAGATTCTTTTTGTTGTACTTCAATCGTAATTTCATCAAGATCACCTAAATCCTCTTTCTTAATCTTGATGGTTATTTTCTCTGGTTTCTTATCCATAATCAGTAACTACTAGTTAATATAAGTAATATAAAATCACCGCCTTTGGTGGTGGTGTGGTTGGCTTTAAAGTAATATAAATACCTAGTATAAAAAGATTACCCTATTAAGCTAAACCTTGTCAATAGAGTTGCTCTACTCACTTACCCTCAGATTTTGAAATCAACTCTACTACTTTATTACACAGTTCAGTGACCTTATCCAGTAAACCTTCAGCAGGGTGATTGTTATCCTTGACTTCATTAGATTGACCAAAGGAAGCTACTGAATGTAGAGTGATGATCACCAAAGTGGTGCAAGCCAGTAAGAACATCAAAGGCATATGCCAGTAGTACTCTAGTGCAGGCACTACAGTAAGTGATTGGGTTAACCTAATGTAAGCACACACTAATCGGATGGCTAATAGAGCAAATGTAATCGCAATAGCTAGAGCCACAATAACAGCTACTCTAAACCAAAGCATACGAACCTTTTCAAGTTCTGCTCGTTGTTGATTGGTTTGTAGCTCTGCATTGACTGCATCTATCACTGGAGTGGTTAATGCCTTCTCTCGCTTTATAGCCATCCAGTATTCCTTAAGCGGTAGATCATGGCTTGTTCAGATACCCAAAATTGCTCTGCCATATATTGTATGGTTGGTTTGGTAGCGTTCTCTACCACATAATCAATCACGCCTTTTGGCATCAGTAACTCTGCTGCAAAAGCATTGGCTTCAATCTCAAGATTACTGGTTGTACCTTCTTGACGAAACAATGTCACAGGACTATCTTCACGCTCCCCATGTAGTAGGACATGGTGTCCTAACTCATGGGCAAGGGTAAATCTCTGACGGTTTGAGTGCTGGTTAGCATTAACTCGGATAACTGGCTGATCTCCATCAAGGCTATAAGAACCTGATGTCGTGTCTTCCATATCGCTATCCAAAATCACTGTTACACCTAAAGCTTCTGCAATATCTTCTGGCTTAATAGGTAGCTGTCTATCCCAGTAAGTACTTAGGATATTACGAGCCATATTTACTGCATAGGTCATATCTCCCCCTTATACTTAACAAACCAGTGGCTAGTGTAAGTATATAATAAGGTTTCCGTGCACAGTGTCAATACAAGGGTACTTATATTAACTATAAAATATATAAATATCCCATATAAATATTGACTCATACAGCTTCATCAAGTAACTTCAATGACATGATCTCAATAATATCTACCCCAAATACTTCTAACCATGCTGAAGCAGGGTAATGGTTAATCATCAAACCATAATGGTCTTTTTTGACTGGTTGTACATGGTTTTGTGTACACCATCTTTTTAACTTTACCCAAGGGTATAGTACTTCAGTTCTAAGATAGACTTCTGTTGTGGAAGCTGATGGTTCTTGTAATATGACTGGTTTAGGTTCAGTAAGTTCATCTTTTAGTTCTGATAACATGGCAATGGCATCAGAAAAGCTTGAAATGAGTGTATCAATTTTGGTGATATTCATGGAGTTACTCCTATAAGTTAAAAGAATTAATAAAAAACAAACCACAAAAGCGTCCAACGGACGCAAATTAGTTATCTATCTTTCTCTAGTTGTAAACTTACTTTATTTCTTAGAGTAACTGGATAGGTAAACTATGAGTACTGATCTTGATAAAGTCCTTCAAAAATTACAAGCAGCCCAATCACGCAATATTGCTCAAGTAGAACAAGCCCAAAAGAGGATGGGTATTGAAACCCATAGTGAAAGACAGAAGCGTCTTACAGATGAAGAAGCTGCACGATTGGCTTCAGAAAATAGTTTTTATAAGCAAGCTGCTACAAATAACACTATTACACCTGAGATTGCTCCTGTATATTCTCCTAAAGTCACAGCTAGACATAACGGAGGTAACATACTCACTGATACAGGATGGGGTGCTGCTTCAGGTGTAAACTCATTAATTCAAGGTGGTTTAGCAGTGGCTGATACAATGCTTACACAGCATGTTGTTAATCCAGTTAATAACGCTTATTCTATGTTTACTGGAGACTCCAAACCTTTAATTCCAATGCCTGAGAGTGAACAGAAGATAGCAGGGCGAGTTGTCAATGCAGGGATATATCAAGCTGCATTAAAGAAGCTGGGAATCTATGATGCAAAGGCTATAGAAGAGTATATAGCTAAAAAATACTCTAATGAATATTACCGTCAAAAAGCTGAAGTAGATGAAGCAGTTAAAGATATTGAAAACCCTTTACTCAAATTTGCTGCTACTTTTGGGCATAGTTTAACTAAACCTAATCTCTTGGCTGCAGGTGCTGGATCATCTTTACCCCAAGCACTTCCTGCAGGTGCTATTGGCAGGGGTGCAAAGGTAGCTAATGCAGCTTTATCAGCAAGTACAAGAGCAGGAATAGGTACAGCAGTTACATCTGCTGTTGTAGAGATGGGTGATACAGCAAAGGATAAAGGCTATAGCACACATAGGGATATGGCGTACGATCTCGCTACAGGTGCAGGTCTAGGTCTTGTTAGTAAAGGATTGCCTTCTTCATTTTCTACTGAACAAATCATTGCTAATGGAGATGTTTCAAGGATATTAGCTAACTCTGCAAATAGAGCTCGTACAACAGCTGTTAATACAGCTACTGAAACAGGTCAGGAAGCTGTACAAGGTGCATTAGAATCTGCTCTAAACCAACAACAAAAAGAAGGTAAAATTGATTGGGGTAAAGTAGGTAAAGATGCAGGTATGGAAGCTGCTGTAGGCTTTGGTATGGCAGGTGGTCCTGCTATAGTAGGTAACATAAAAGCAGCAGTAGGAGATGTTAAGGGTTTTAGATCTACTTTAAAGACAGACCCAAATAACAAAAACTATGATCCTAATTATGCTTATCAAGTCAGTGCAGGCAAAGCTGCTTTAGGTGAGATAGATATTGATAGTGCTAAAGCTGAACAGACTCAAGCATTAACAACGGCTATGAGTCGTCTTACTGAATTTGATGAAAAACTGGCACAACTGCCTGATGGTAAGAAAAAAGAGAAATTACAAAAAAAGCGAAATGATTGGTTTAATAACCAAGTACAACCCTTACAAGATACCGTTGCTGCGTTAGAACAAGTAAGTAACTTACAGTTATCCCAAGAAATGTCTTCTGATGAAGTCTTACAGCGTATTCTTGACCTAAATGCTGAAGCTTACCATAACCGCAAACAACAAGCAGAACAACAACTGACGGATGCTGTTAATTATCAACCTGAAATCCCTGAATATACTAATGTGGATGGTGTTGGGACTGGTACTACTAATACACAGCAAGCATCTACAGGCGTTATTGCCATTGGTGATAGCATTGCCAATGCGTTTGGTAATCAATATAAAAAGTTTGGTGTTACTTCTTACAGTAAAGACGGTCGTAATCCTAATGAAGTACTTAATACCATCACGAAACTTAGTAAGAGTGAATTACAAGGTAAAACTGTCGTTCTATCTACTGGCTTATCTAATAATACCAAGGCTGATTTAAACACAATCCGTAAGCAGATTAAGTATCTAAAAGATAATGGTGCATCCGTACAAGTTATGGGTGTTGCTAATAACTTTAAAGATGACAGTAAGCTTGGTACTCGCATGAATACTGACTTAGCTAATATTGCTAAGGAAATGGGTGTAACTTTCCTTGGTGGTTTTGATTATGCTAAAGCAGATAAATACAAAGCACACCCTGATAGTGGATGGTATAAACCAATCTATGACAAAGTAGGTATTACCCAAGCACAAGGACAAGTAGTATCAGGTACATCTCAGTACTCAACTAACTTCAGTATTGATAATAGCAATAAGAGTCGTGATGACTTGATTATGGGTACTTATACGGCTTTTCGTAAAGCAGGCTTTACTGATGGGCAGGCACGCTACTTAATTGGTGAGGTAAACCGTGAAAATGGCTTTAGTGCTAAGACTATGTTTGGTTCTCACTCAGACCATGCTAATGGTGCTAATAACTTTGGCTTCATCAGTTGGCAACAAGGCAGGCGTACTAACCTATTTAAGTTTTTAAAAGATAGGGGAATTGATGTTAAAGAGTCAGGTATTCCACAAACACAAGCCAGTTTAGATGCAATGGCTGCTTTTTTTATGCAAGAAATGAAAAGTGGTGGAATAACACTTAGTCAGTATAGAGGTGGTACTTATGATACTCGTAACTTCTTAAAACAAGCCAACCCTGACTTAAAAGACAGACGCTGGGGTCATGCTGCTATTGGTTGGGCTTATGGTCAAAATAAATTAAAAAGCGGTGCATCATTTGACTCTAGCACACATGAAGCCAAGTTAGATAAGGGTCATGCTGATATTAATCGTCTATTAGGCTCTAATTACACTGGGTCTTTTTCTAGTCAGTCTAGTAACAGTAATCTGAACATAGATGATAACCGTACAGCACAAGAGCGACTAGAAAGTTTAATAACGAAATTAAAAGATGAAAAAACCAAAACTAAAGAAGCAGAAGCTCAAAAAGCGTTGCAAGACAAGATTAGCTCACTAGAAGCACAGGTTGCTGATAATCAGACTAACTCACAACAAGAACAAGTCTCTGTAGAGTCTGAAGCAGTCAGTAAAGCACAGCAAGATACCTTTGATGAGATCATCCGTTATTCTGAGATGCTCTCTGATGACATGATTAACATTTTGGTAGAACAAGGTGCATTAAGTGAAAAACACGCTGAGAAACTTCGCTTATTAAAGGAAGTGCGTGTTGTAGAAAATGCGACTAAAAATACAGACGATGTTAAGCATGATATTTATATTGGTAAAAAAGCCAAGCGTGCTGAAGATGGTTATATTGGTTTACAAAGCTACCAACAAGGTTTGGTACAGTACTTAAAGACAGATGATATTGGCGTACTAGACAGTTACTATAATCACTTGTCTAGATTCAATGAAAGCCATACATCTAAAGCGAGTGCTGCTAAACAAGCAATGGATAGCTTTGATGAAAATCAACAGCCGTTGTATATTGCCCGTAAAGCAGATAGCCAAGAATGGGAAGTACATGAAGGCAGTATCTCAAAAGAGTTGCGTGCTAAAACAGGTGCTATTGAGATTAGTAATATCTCAAGAAACTTTGTTAATAATTTGATTGAAGAAGCTTTTCACCTTAATCAAATCAAACAAGGTTATGATAAAGCTTATGAGTTACATGGTGCATCTGACCGCATTAAAGAATCAGTTAAAGTATCAGACTTTGGTTTAACAGACTTTAGTCAAATTAATACTGGCGTATCTCAGCAACAACAGCCTGTACAAGTTACTCGTGCATCAAATATTAATCAAACGCCTGTAGCTGATGTTACAACATCAGACCCTACTATAGAGCCTACAACAACACCTACACAAGAATCTATACCTGTTACACCACCTGTAACAAAAACACCATCTAGTGTACCTACCCAAAGAAAACCTTTTCGTTTGCCTACAAACCCATATAACGATACTTTGGCTCGTGATAGTAGTGTGGGTGAATATCAGCGTAAAATCCAAGAAGGCGTGGCAACACCTAATTATGTTTGGCTTGGGCGTGGTGAAAGGCAGGTCAATGATGAAGGTAAAATGGCAACAGTATCTTTATCTAGTATCTATCGTGGTACTGGGTCAGCTAAAGACCCTAAAACTGGTCAAGTTACTGTTAGAAGTAATGTCTTTGTTGATGAAAATAAAGAAGTCATTAAAGCAGGTATCTTTGGATCACCTATCCAATCACCCATCTATGTCAATTCAACCAACGCTCATGATCAACAGAAGCTTAAGTTGATAGAAGAGTTTGGTGGGGATATGTATAGCATTGTGCATGATGGTACGCAGGCAGGTAAAGATGCTGCTATGATTGAAAGTGCTAACCGCTATATGGACTTTATGCGTGTTGCTGTTAGCAATAACCAAGATTTTAGTCGTGCATTATTACAGATGGCTGCTAACCCTAATACGGGCTTTGTTGTACAGCACAAGATGAGTAACTCAGCGTTTAGTGAAGCTGCGATTGTTCCTAGAGTGGTAGAAGAACTCCGTAAACACCCAGCACTACAAAAAATATCATATAAAGAGCAACCACAAGCTGTCTTTAATGTTCTATCTAATATGGGTACATTAATGGCAGATGGTCAGTTTCATAGTGAAATTCAACGACCTATTGATACGAATACCTTTGGTAAAGAAGATAACTTATATAAACCCCATGTCTTTTCTAAAGATGATTTAAATAAGTTCAATGAATATACAGCTACTAATAGTACTAGTAATACAAATACTGATTTAAACAGCGGTAATGCAGGAAATAATACTCCACCTAATATTACTGATAATAATGGAATTACTGAAACTGGTATTGATGAAAATACAAATACTGGTTTTGACCTTAGTGTCTTTGAATCTCATCAAAATAACACCACAGAAGCGACAAAGACGCTTCCTACAGATGTTTCTACCAATACAAAAGAAAACTCTACCCAAGAGGCTGAATCTTCTGCAGATGAGCTTATAACACCACAAGAGGCAGTTGCAGTAAAGCGTAATTCATCTATACCAACGAATCGTGCTAGTAATGCAATCACGAAAGAAACTGTACTAAAACCAATGCAGGTTCGTAAACTAGAATCTACTTCTAAAGCAAAAGAAGAAAACAAAGCAGAAGATACAGTTTATATTACAAATACGCCTATTGAAAAGAGCTTTATCAATAAGCCAGTTAAAGTAAGTGATTTAGCCAGTTCTATAGAATCATCTCAGATTAAAACTAAAGATAAATCTCAAGCTGAAAACCAAGCACTAATCAGTGTATTGTCTAGATATAGTCCTGATATTAAAGTTAAGATTCAAGACAAAACTAGCTATGACGAAAAAGCCAGTTATGATGATGACACCATCCGTGTGAGTGAAGATAGTAAAGATATTACTCGTGATATTGCTCAAGCAATGGTACATAAGCAGATTGGTAACATTGCTGATGAACTAGATACCCTAGATCATGTGACTGCCTTGGCTAACATTGAAGCCAAAAAACAAAGAGATGCTAATAGAAAAGAAGGTAAACAAAACACTGATACGCTCTTTGATGATGAAGTTATTGACAGACAAGCCAAGCTGGGTGAATTACGCTTAACAATAGACAGTATCAATAAAGATGTGCGTAAGCACATGCGTAAAATCTTATCTGACCCAAATCAAAAATTTACTGAAAACAGTAAAGCACTACTGATGAGAGCAACGGATTCTGCTGCTGATTTATTACAGCTTGGTTTATTTAATGAAGATGTTAAGTCTGTACTAAAACAAGTTAAAGTATCTCGTGGTAAGAACAAAGTTACTAAGGCTTATCATGCTTTAATGGATGCTGTTACTAATTTCTTTGGGTTTAGTAAAGATGAATCTACAGCGTATACAAAACTGTTAGGTATTGTTAGTGATAGCACTTCTTTGAGTGTTTTAGATAGCGAAGGGAATTTCTCTAAATCTTCTGAAGCTAAAATACGCCAATTAAATGAGCCTGCTAAAAATATTGAGGAAGATCTGACAAAACCTATTACTGCAACAAAGGATTCTAAAGTTGTTAGAAATATCTTAAAAACAAGCTTTAGACAAGCACAGACACTACATAAACCGTTAAGTAGTATCCAAAACTTTGTCAGAGAGCTTTATACAAACCCAGTTAAAGCAAGTCAGATATTAAATCTTGAGCCACCTACAAAAGCACAAAGAGAACAGATTAATGATTTTGCTGAGTTTACTGCTGAGTTTCGTGAGCATCTAAAACAAGTATTTAAACCAACGGATGAAGGTTATGAAAACAGAGCGTTGGCAAACTACTTCTATGATAAACAAACTGGTGAATTTGATAGTAATGTTTTAGATGCACTGAGTTATGGTGCTTATGACTATCTAAACAGCGTTGCTAATCATACTATGAATATGCGTGATGATATTCTTGCTTTACTTGGTTTAACCAGTAATGATGTAGAACAAAAAAACAATGCTTATATTACTAAAGAAATGTGGGAAACCTATAAGTATATTGGCTCAGGTTATGTCAAGGTTGCTGATGATTTAGGTAAACGAATTGCTGAAACATTAAATATTCAGCGTACAGAAAATGGTTCTATTACGGTAGATTCTCGTCTGTATTCTGCACTGGGTACTTGGGCATTATCAGCAATGCAATCTGCGGATTTAATTCACTTACATAGCATTTCTAGTGAAAAACATAAAAAAGCTATTGAAGAAGTTCGTGGTGTTATTGATGAAAAAGATTTTAATTCACATGGTACTGTTCGTTTTGTCTCTATTACCAATAAAGAAGGTGAAGGTATAAACAAACGCATCAATGAAATCAGTGAAGCCAATAAAGGTACAGCAGGCTATCTGACAGATATTATGGGTGGTGTTAGTGCTGTACGCATGCCATCACTTAAGCCAATAGAAGAAAGCGTTGCTAATGTTAAGCGTAGAATCAAACGAACTGATGCAACAGTTACTGACCTACAAGCCCAGCGTGTTGCTAAAGCACAAGCCCATGCAAATGTGATTAATGAACCTACCTTTAGTCTATTAACTAATTTGGCTTCCCAACATGAAGATGCTTTCCTTGAGATGATTGGTGCTAAGTTAAAAGAAGGTGAACTACAAACAGCTCATATCAATGACCGTGATGGTTTAGAAGGCAAGGCAGAAGCTGTTATGCGTGATTGGACAAATGCTGTAGATTTCATCAATAGTATCCCAAAAGTAGATGGTGTCCGTAAGTACTGGGATACAATGTTTATGGCTGTTAATAGTCGTATGCACTATAACAGTAATGTCTTTAACTATCAGTCTTCTAAACTACACCGTGCTATGGCTGAGCCTAGTAACTTTAAAGTAACTGTACAGCTTAAGAATAAAGATGGCTCATCAGTATTAGACTCTTTACAAAGTAAGCTTAAAGAGCATGGTAAAGAAATTCATTCTAAACATTTGACTAAAGATGAATTAAACCTGACTTACTTCCTGCGTGCATTAGCTGAGAATATGGAAGGCAGTGAAGACTTCATTGAAGCTTATTTTAAAAATACTGGCTCTAAAGAAATATTCACAGAAGGGTTTACCGTAGATAAGCTGCCCAGTTATGTGTTTATTCCTGCTTTTATAGAATATCTAAACCAAGAACATATTCAAAAAGCGACAGAGATTGTTTCTAAAGCACAAGCAGGTGATAAGATTTCATCTGAAGAGATGAATCATCTTAGTAGTGTTATTGATGAGATGGCTATGACTGGTAGCTCATTAAGAGCTCTAAGAGAATGGGCAGATTTTCAAACTACACAAGAAAATAATCACGCTAATTTTACAACATCACTTGGTTTAGGCTCTGATGGTTTAAATAACGGTGCAGCATTGGCTCACTTTTGGAATGGTGCATTTTATAAAGAGTTATTATTACGCACGGGTTTTTTTAGTTTTAATGACCCCTTTAAATCTTATTTTGATGCTCGTCATGATAAGAATTTGGGTGATTATTATACTGCCTTTAAGAACGCTGTCATTAATGAGAAAGCACAAGAAGCTTTTATTATGGGGTTTCATGCGAATTTAGAAAAAGATCTAGCCAACCATAATGAACAGGTTTTTCGTGCATTAATGAGAGTACAAAAGAGCTTAACTAAACGAGCAGTGGCTAAGAGTGTCTTGATTCCATTTAACTATGGTGCAGGGGTTGGTTCACTTAAGAAAGCTGTATTTCGTACTTTCTTAAAAGAGATGCAAGATAATATTACACTTGCTGCTCAACAGGATATTGCAAATAAAAAAGCCCTAGAAGCAGGTCAAATGACTCAGTTAGAGTATGACACCCAAAGAGCTAAGCTTCTAAACCAAGTAATGACAGTAGATCGTTTATTCTCATTCATGACACAAAAACCTATTCAATGGGATATTACTATTGATAATGAGCCTAAAGCAGTGGTTATTAATGAGAACTTAGATCTCAAATATATGCTAGAAGCTTGGATTAGCCCTAAAGATGAAGCTATGTTAGATAATAAATATAGCTTTACTATGGGTCAATATCTTGCAGAAGTACTGCAGGACTATGAAGCTGTTTATATTGAGAAGAATAAAGTCAATATGCGTATACTAAGCAGTACAGTTGAGTTATTTACTCAAATGTATCGTGAAGTAGAAGAGCGTGCTATACAGACTGTTGCAGAGAGAATCTCTAATGCTTTAGTTGAGACTGGTTTAGATAGGGGACTGGCAAACGAATTAGCTCTTAAAGAAATTAGCTATCGTGGTTTATCTGATAAAGAGCGTGAAGAGCTTGTCCATTCTGTGATGGATAAAGTTCAGGCACAGATTCATAATGTATATTCTGTACAAAATAATGAATCCAAAGCTAAGGTTCGTTTAACACGCTTAGCAGAGATTTTGTTCGTAGATAAAGCGAATCTGACCAATAACAGCTTCTTCTTAGTAAATAAATCAGGTAAGTATCAAGCAACTTCGTTTGGTAGTCCTGCAAGACATATACATCTTGAAGATAAAGCTCTATTGGCTAACTCTGTTCAAACACAGTCTATGGATAGTTATATCTCATCCTTTGCTATGGCTATGGGTAAGAAGATTAATATTAATGTTCATGATGCAAATATTGGGGCTATTGATAATCAGCTTGATATGATTACCCAACAAAACAAAGCAACCTTCCAAGCTTTGGTAAGTTATCATGGTCAGCTTGAGTCATTACGGGCATTAACCAGTGTTATCCAAAGTAGCTATGCACTTATTAAAGATGGGGTTATTCGTGAAGATTTCCATGTTAATGAAGTCTTTGCTGAGCTTACCAAAGGACTTACTAGTTTAATTAATGAAGTTAAAGATACTGAGCTTAATAAACTAGATCAGTTAGCTAATTTGGCTTATCTACACCAGTATGCAGGTGAATTTGGTGAGTATCAAGTAACAGATGCTGACCGTCAAACTGCTCTTAAAGAAAAGAATAAGGTTGTAGATCAAATCAATCAATTAGAAAAAGATTTGGCTCTTAATACAACTATTAAGGTAATGGGTTATGAACCAAACAAAAGAACAGATACTACAAAACAGCAAACAAGCGAGTCTGGAATTGTACAACTCTCTGACACCAGAGCAACAGAACAAGTTTCCCAACTTCCCACAACAAGTACAGGAACAGACGGTACTCAGGGAGCTGCATTTACTAACTCGTCCAGTACACCAACTGAGCCAACAATCCAAAACCTAAAACAGCTTGACCAAACCATTAAAGGTTTGGTTAATGTCAGTGAAGTACAGTTAAAGCTTAATAAGATGTTGATGGGTAAAGCCAACCAACACCTAAGCAAGATGTCTGTGAAGTTTGCTGATGTAACTACGCCTAATGGTACTCGTGCCTATGGAAGCTATAATGTAACTACCCATACATTGACTTTGGATAACCAAACCTTTAGCCAAAGTGGTAACGATGAGAATAAGCTACGAGTTATCAATCATGAGCTTGTACACGCTCTGACTGAGTACGCCATCATCTCTAACGCTCAAGACCTACGCAGTGAATTAAATCATCTGAATAAGATGCTTGATGCTGTCATGGCTCAGTGGCAAGAAGATGTAGCGTTTAATAAAAAGTATGGGCATAGTCGTCATGACACCAAAGAAGATGATTTAACTTATGTTAATCAAATCATGGAAGTCATCAAAGCATCTCAAGAAGCTGATACAACTAATGGTAATCATTATGCTGGCTTAAGTGAGTTTATCGCTTATGGTATGACTGACCCTGAGATGATGCGTTATATTGATTACGCTATGGAGCTTGCTGATTTAGGTATCAAACCAAGAAAAGGCATCTCATCTGTGATGGATTTCTTGGTACGCTTAGCATCTAAGGTGCTTGGTTTTAAGGGTGATGGATATAAAGCATTTGTACAAAATGTTGAAACCATCATGGATAATCCACCTGTGGATTTACTGACCTTAACAAGTAATGATACTCGCTTTAGTGCTTCTGCTATGAAGTCAGTTCAAGCCAATATTAAGCGTGGTACAGAAGCCATGAATAAAGCCATCACAACCAAAGCGGATGTTAAGCGTGCTATGTATCGTAACGATATTGGATGGATTGATTTTGTTTGGGGTGATACAGGCATCATCAAAACCAATGGTAAAACCAAAGGAGCTAAAGGCATCAGTCATATCATAGAAGCAAGAATCCGTAAGGATAAGATGAGTTATGATGAAGTGGTTGAGATGCTGACACACAACATTGTGGAGACTATTGCACAAGGCAGTACAGCAGATGCTTATAATTCATCTAATGGCGTAAAAAATATTAAGATTACTCACAAAGGTTACTTTGTGGCTCTAAGGAAAGCTGAAGGCAGTAATGCTTGGGTGATCACCGCATTTGAGATATTTGAAGATGGTACTGGCAAGGGTGATGGCAAAACCAGTCCTACGCACAATCAGTCCTATTCCGCTCGTACTGATGTGGGAGCTTCAAATAAAGTATCAGATGATGGACAAGGAGTAGGATTTGATACTTCCAAGCCTACGCATACTACCCCTACACTTGCTCGTGATAGTATGGGTGCATCTGACAAAACCAATATAACACAGCTTACTACAGATAGCAACGAAGACACTCGTTATTCACAGATATTTGATGAAACGGATAGACAATCTGTATCAGAAGTGTTTAATTCACTGGATAGTCAGACACTAACTGATGGGTGGAATAAGCATTTACAAGAAGTTTGGGATAGTCTGTTTGATGGTAATATTGCTTATAGTACTTTAAGTGAGATGGAGCAAAAGAGTCTTTTAGATACTGCTAAACAGGTGAATAAAATGTTTGTTCCAAATACATTCAATATGACGGTCAAAGAACAGCTATCTTACCAAGCAGTAACCAGTATTGTAGATTTCTTAGTAAACAATCATACTGATTCTAACATTACATCAGAACTTAATAAGATTCATGCACAACTGATTAAAGCTTATCCTACTGCTGCTGATCTGTATCCTGACTATCATACAGTGAATGATGAAGTTAAAAATCTGTATGATACAGAACACAGTAAATTGTTTAAATCTATAGGTGAGATGAATAACTTAGCTTCTGTTGTTGCTTTGGTTTTATCATCACAAACATTCAATGAATTAACTGATCAGAAAGTAGAATTACGCAAAACCAAGCATGATAGTTGGTTTGATAAGTTCATGAATTTATGGCACAAAGCTATGAATTTATTGAGAACCAAATATATCAATGCAAATAGTACTTCTGAAGCAACCAAACAGCTTATGGCAAAACTGGTTAATGCTGAAACTAATGCTCGTCTAGCTCGTGTATCTATGATAGATAAAGCATGGAATACGGTCTATCAAAAGCCTATGGACGCTGCTAACTGGGTATGGGATAAGACTTGGGATATTGGTAGTGAAGCTATCATCAGTGGTTTACCTATGTCCAGTCAAATGCGTGATACTTGGCGTAGTCATAAAGAGCGTATTAAAGCAGCGAAGCAATCAGAAAATCTTAGTAAGAGCAGTGTTGCAAAGGACAGTATGAACCTTACGATAGAAGCAGGTTTGGCGATTACTGGTTTAGATATGAATATGTCTTATGGTGGAAACCAAGACATCAAATCAGCAACACGGGGTTTTATCAAAGAAACTGTCAATGAAATGCTAGGTCAGCGTGGCGTGGGTCATACTGTAGAGCGTGTTATTCGTATTGTAAATAAAGTCGCCCAAGACCGTGCTAACTATAAGCAGTCTATGTTAAATAACTTTGCTTCTATTATGAAAGACCCTAAACGATTTGATAACCACGCTAAGCAGTCTATCACTCGTACTGTAATGATGTCTGATGCACAGACACTATTGCATTATCATGGTATGGAACAAACACTCAATTATATTGCCAACTCAAAACAACGAAAAGTTCGTATTAAAGAGTTGGAAGATAAGCTACAGTCTTTGTCAAAAAATCGTGAGCATTTCAATCAACTGCTTAAAGATACCAAAGACTTGGCTTGGTATATGGTAGGTGAAACAGTCTCAGGCGATGTGAAAAAGAACGCTGAATTGATTGCAACTTCTGCAGGTACACGAAGCATTACCCCATACGAACAGATGGATCAGAATATCTTTGAAGCTGTAGATGAGCTAGTTACACTACATGGTTTAGAGATGGTTAATGGTAAGTATATGTACACAACACAGGACTTGATTCAAAATGAAGGTCAAGTGTTGATTGCTATGCTTAATACCCATCATGACCTTGTGAAGAAATCCAAAGAAGAGTTTAAGGACAATCCATTGAACTATATCAAAGGATTTAAGCCTGCCATTCATAATCCGCATGTAGATGTCGTTGCTGTAAAAGCTGAAGAAGTAGATGATTATATCCAAAAGGGCTATGAACAAGTACTACATGGTTCTATTGTTCAAGATGAGTTAGATAATACTGAACCTCGCTATCTGATGATTAACAAGAACGCACCCTATGCTCGTTATAACTCTGGTGGTTTGGATATGAAAGATACTCACTTCCGTGGTTATGAAGTCTTTAACTATAAGACTAATGCTAAAGAATTAGCTCGTGTAGGTCAAGGTCGTTTAAAGCGTAATACTGAACTTGCTAAGACAATGGATGCACGAAGCTATGATCCACGAAATATTAAGGGCAATCATCTCATTCCACGATATGGTAATGATATGCTGATTTTGGGTTATAACTATGAAATGTCAGGCGAACTAAGAGATAAGCTACTAGACCGTGATTTATCATTTGATATGATGTTAGCCACTATGGGCAGTGAATTGGTTGCTAAACCAAAGTTAGTAGATACACAGCGTACATTAGCACAGGTACTGGCTGAAGACGCTAAGAATCCTACAACTGGTTTTAAAATCTCACCTGTACACTTTACCGTGATTAACCCTAATTCTCCTGACCCAAGAGTTCAAGAGATGCTTCGTATGATGCCTTATGAGTTCTACCAAGAAATGCAGCATCAATTTGGTAAGGGTAAACCATTTGTTATCCGTACAGCAGTATTTAACTCTGTCTTTGGCTTTAGAAAATATAATGTCTCTGAAATGTTTGATAAGGTGAGTGGTGAGCGTAATTACTTTGAGAAGTTCATGGTAACTTTGTATGAAAATATCTATGGTAAGCAAGCTCGTAATAAAGCTGCTAATCATCAATATGTTTGGGAATGGTTTGTTACCCAAGCCAAAGACCTTATTGTGATTCGTTCTGTCAAAGTTCTGATTGGTAACATTATCGCTAATGCGTTAATCTCAGCAGCTCATGGTATTACACCTACAGAGTTAGCAAGGGGTATGTTCTATGCTTGGAAAGAAGGTAAAGCTTATCGTCAATTACAAGCAGAAGAGCAGCGTATTAACTTTGAGATGCTTAATGCAACTTCTGAATCTCAGCGTAAGAAGCTTAAAGCACAGTTAGTTGCTGTCAGACAGAATATGCAAAATTCAGGTATGCACGAGTACATGGAAGAAGGCTTGATGAGTACGATTGTGGAAGACATTGATATGGGTTCTGAAACCAAGTTATTTAAATCTGACTTTGAGAAGAAATTAGATAACCTTGCAGAGAAGATACCACAACCAGTACGCACAACAATGAAGTGGGCAACATTCCACCCTGATACTGAGATTCATAAGTTTTTGAGTGAATCTACTCAGTTCTCTGATTTTGCTGCTAAATTTGTGTTAGCTAAGCATATTGAAAGAAAATCATTGAAGATGGGTAAATCTAAGAAAGCTGCATTTGAAGATGGTATTCAGATGGCTCAGGAAGTATTTATTAATTATGACATTCCTACAAACCGTACGCTACAAGCAGCAAATGATTTGGGTCTGTTTATGTTTACTAAGTTTACTGTGAGATTCCAACGAGCACTAGCAAGACAACTACATCAAAATGGTGGTCATGCAATGCTTCAACATTTCATGGTAGAAGAATACTTACCTGTTGCTGGTTTATTAAATCCATTTTTCCCTATGTTTAATACAGGTCTTGGGGCATTTACGGGTATTGGTGCATTAGCACAGTTACCATTAATAGCTATGTTCTTGTGAATAAGAAGAGTGTCTTGATTTATTAGTCTAAAATTTCTATACTAATACGCACTAAAAACCTACCTAATATGGGTAGGTTTTTGGTATTTACTCCTAATATTCATAGGGTTTATTTATGGTATAAATAAACTGGTATAGGTATGTTTGGGGATATTTTATATACTAAACCTTCACTAATTAAGTGTAATGGTATTACCCTAAAAGTACTCTAATTGCTGATAGTTATTGACGCTTTCACCGCATTAACCTAACTTTATATAAGCTTGATGCCATCATGGAAGGGGATTTGACTGAGCTTTTAGACAGCTTATTGCGTGAACATCATGCTGATTTGATGGCAAGTGTGGGAGCAGAGTAATTTTAGGGTAATTATTTTATGTCAATTACCCTAGGATTACCCTAAATGGTACTTAAAAATATCCCTAAGATTAGTCAGGTGGGTTGTAGGTATCGTATCCAAACCATGATACATGGTAATGACTTGGTCATATATTTAGTAACCGTCCCAACAAACATTACCATGACAATACCAAAAACTAAACACAAGAAGACTGAGTGCAACAATAGGAAATACATAACCTAAAATAATGAGTAATCTATACATGATAACGCTCCTTAGTGTTAAAAAATATTGTATAGCATGTTTAAAATAAAGCACCTTAATGGTGCTTTGGTGCAATTTAATTATGATTTAAAACCTGTAAATCAAATACGATGGCAGGTTTGGTAGATTGTTTAGAGTA